GTTCGGTCTCCAGCAGACGGGTCGCAACGAATTGCAGTGAAGGCGGAACGATCAGTTTCCGGGGCTTGGCAGCGATCAGCAGACCACGTTCGTCCGTCCACGCTGCGATCTGGATCACGGCGTTTTCGAGGGACGTTTCGTTGAGGTCAGCACCCACGGTCGGGCGGTTGCTGTTGGTGCCACCAGAGATCAGCGGATGCGCCGTCGAGAACAGGCTCACACCGTCGCCATAGGTGACGCCAGCATTGAAGCCTTGGTTCAGGATGGCCGCAGCCTTGACCTGCTTGGTGTAAGCCATAGCACGGGCCAGAGCCTTGGTGTAACGGGCCGACAGAGAGTCGTACAGGTTGTCTTCCATCGCCTCTTCGGTGATGGAGAAACCCATAGCGATGGTCTCGTGGTTGTACCGTGCAGTCCAGGCTTCTTGCGCGTTGTCATACGCAATGGCTTGGCCTTCAGGCTTAACCGGGGCGGCAGAGAAACCAGCCAGTTTGGTTTCTTCTTCGAACGAACGCTCAGAGGTCTCGGTTTCGTAGATCTCTTTGTGCTCTTCGCCGTAACGCTTGTACTCCATGCCAAACAGGGCGTTCAGACCCGGCAGGAGTTCCTTCAGTAGTTGGGCACGAGAAATTGCCATGGTGAATTACTCCTTAAGCAAGCGCCGTAGCGAATTGATACGAGTGCCAGCCCTGGTTCCACTTCACCAGAACTTCGGGGAAGCCCACGAAGGTGAAGTTGCTACCAGCGGTGGAAGCAGTCAGCGTCTTCGCCACGGTGACGGTCGTGCCGTTCACGTTGGTCACATAGTTGAAGTCGCCAGGGTTTCCGCCTGCACTTGCCTCAGGGCAGGTCACTGCCATACCGGCCTGAAGGCCAGTAACCGCAGCGTCAAGCGTGATGGTCGTAGTAGCGGCGGTACCCGTGCCAGACACGGAGTAAGCCGTTTCAGGGACCACAGCCACGACGCGGAAGGGCAGCGAGTTGGTTGCAACGCGGACGTTACCGGTACCGTTGGTCGGGCCGTCACCAGACACAGCCATCTTGGAATTGCCCGTGGTAGTGCTACCGGCAACGCCAGTAATCGCATACACGTTGGTTCCAACGAACGACTGGTTGGCGTAGCCAACGACGGAAGCGGTATTGCTCTCGGTAGACGTTTGACCAACCATCACCACCTTGAACAGTGCCGAGGGATCGTCCACAACGTAGGCCACGATGTCGTTTGCCAGAATGCTACCGGGGTAGTACTGGGCAAACAACTTCTGACCGGTCGAGGGGTTGGTGTACGAGCAGCCCACGAACACGCCAACAATACCAGCGATGACCGAGGTCGGGCTGCTTGCGGCAGAGTAAGAGGTCTTGATCAAAGTCCCGTCCGTCGTCAACTGCAACAGGTCGCCATTGAACAGGGCGGTGCCGTAGTTTCGGGCAATGGGAATTTGTCGGGTTGCTCCGGCGTACGGTAGGCCATTCAACTCGTTGATGGCTTTGAAACCGTAGGGAGCGTCAACAACAGGGTATGCCATTTGTGACTCCAAAAATGATTTAACCGCGTCCGAACTTCACCTCAGAGCGCCGCTCCTTGAAGACGGGCATCCGGGGATCGTTCTCGCGCATGAAGGCGTTGTCAACCGACTGCATCTGACCATCAGTTTGACGCTGATAGTACGAGTTGCGTTGGTCAACAAACTCTTTGGGTGTTTTGCAAAGCAAGAGTCCACCGATCTCGATACTGTCTGGGAACCGGGGCTTGTCCCCAGTTGCCATGATCTGGATTTCAGGGTGCTCAGATGCCTTCACAGGCTCCCAACCTTCGCGGAGTTTTGAAGAAATATGGCCTGGATCGGCAGTACCCAGGGTACTGATTCGAATCCAACGGAACTCGTAGCCGTCCTCGGGGTTGGGGCTCGGCAGCAGTTCAGGAAGCATCCACTGCTTGGGGCGCTCCATCTTTGCTCGGGTTTCCAAATCTCGGGGGGTACGTTGTTCAGCCATTTTGTTTCCTCATTTCTTCCGCAACCGCACGGGCGTACTGCTCATTCGTCAGTCCGAGCCGCTTGGCGATGTTTACTTGGGACTTGGTCAGCACGATCTTTTTGGGCGCTGTGCTTCGGGTCGCAGGTGCCACGACAGGCGATTTCTTTACCGGCTTCTCAGAGGTGAACGCATCTGGGAAGACCTGCCGCATCCGAGTATTGATGCGGTCGTAGTATTCATCGCTGTTTGGACTTACCCCACTTTCCACAAGTTTTCGATGAACCGTCAGTGCAAGAGCGGTCATCTCGTCATCTTGTCCAAACCACGGATTGGCTTCTTGCCACGCAGAGGCTTTGGGATCAACGCGAACCTGCTCTTGCTGAACTGGTTGTGGTGCGGGTTGTACCGCAGGTTTTTCCTGTTGTAAAGGGGCGGGCTTGAAATTGTTTACCCGGTCTGCCTTGATTTTGGCGGCGGTCAGTTCTTCCTGGGCCGCAACAAGGGCGTCTGAATCTCCTGATTCATAGGCTTCCTTGTATTTACGTTTGGCTTCAGACAGTTCGTTTTCAACGACCTTCTTGGCCTGCTCAAGCAGTACCTGCTGGGTCTGGCCCTGCGAACTCTGGAGTTTCTTGTTCTCCTCTATGAGTTGTTGTGCAAGGCGTACAGCCTCTTCCCGCTCACGGAAAGCAGCCTCTTTTGCCCGGCGCTCTTCGTGATAACCCTTAGAGAAATGTTGGATGCGCTTCTTAACCCCGTCTGAATACTGGGCAAGTTCCTCATCCGTCACCTCCGAGGGAGGCTCCTTCATGGGCGCACGATCACGATCCTCTGGGGGAGTGTCGTCCACCACCTCAATCTCAGAATCTCCTTCGACTTCAAAGTCGATTTCATCCTGCTTCTTTTCCTCGGCCTTCTCGTCCGGGAATTTAAACGCTTCTTGATCAAGCGGCATGTGATCCTCCTTTAAACGCGAGAGATGCCACGCGGGTCTTGCACCACGGCTTCCACGCTGTCGTCATTGATGATGCGGAACTCACGCCCGTGAATCTTCACTCGGGTTCCAGTATTGGGACGCACCAGAACAAAGTCGCCCGGTTTACACGAGGGTCCGCTGGGGAAACGGGTTTTGTCGCCGTAGGCATCCGGCCCCATCTTCATCACAAACAGTACAGGGGACATGACTTCTTCGAAGTGCATGGTCTGTCCGGACTTAACGATCCCGCTCTCATACTCCTTCTCAATCTCTGGCAGCGCACAGAGCAGGTGGTAGGTGGAAGGATCGGGAAGTTGCTTGGCCTTTTCCTCTGCCGTTTCTGGCAGGGTGGTCGGCACGGCGTCTTCGCCGGTACTAAGGAGGATTTCACTCATCTTCGTTTTGCTCCATCTTTCGCACGAGGTCGGTGATAAACATGTGTGCGGTTGAGAGACCCCGGACCTCACCACACATACTGCGGTACTCGGCATAGTCCCGAGCCGCACCATCTACGAGGGCTCGGGCGATGGACTCCCGGTGCTCCTCAATGTTTGTCAATACCACGGAAAACGCAGTGGTTGCCATGATTGCTCCTTACGGATTACTAAACTTCCAATGGTTTGGATATTTAAAAGCCACAGAAGACACGGAGATTGAGGGTTCAAGCGCCTCGACTCCGTGCCACCAACCCAGGGGAAGGAATAGCGTTTCCCCGGGCTCCACTACCAAATCTGCCACCTGAACGCCCCGCATGAGCGGGAACCGGTCGTAGTTGATATTGAATAGGTCAACCTCCGAGAACACAGCCTTGTGGTTGTACAGATTGGGTGTGTCCATTGGAGAGATCAACTTCCATCTCTTCCTGCCCTTGATTTGGGTATGGAAGATGATGTTCTCGTCGTGGTGCAGGGGCGTGATCGTGCCTGCCGGCCCAACCCACAAGAACCAATTGCCATCCCGCTCCTTGGGTGGCGTGATGTAAGAAGGCACGCTGCCAACGTCATTGAGCAGAACCCCCATCTCTTCGGTCTCAAAGATGTGGTTGTTGGCCGTCATGTAGAAATCGTTCGACGGTCCTTTGCCAATCCGGTCAATGAACTCTCGGACTGTTACCTTCTTCTTGTGGTTGATGCTGTTGATTTCGTAGTCCGGGTCTTTCTCTCGGTTCTCTTGAATCTCAATGACTTGATCTCCAAAGTTCTCCGACAGAAAAGGCATCGTCCATTTGGTCATGGCCTGCCAGTCATCAACCATGCCCTTCAAGATGACGGGCTGGTTCTTGCGCCAATACTCTCGGTAGAAGGTTTCTTCGTCCGGCGTATCAATCTTCTGGATGTCAAGCGCCTGCTGTTGCACCGCGCCTACATTACGCATCATCGAAGCCAACTTCTCGTGCTTCTTGTGCATCCTTTGCACCGCGCCCATCAGCGGGTTTGTGGTAACCCAATCAATCAGAATCCGAGCATCATCTTTATCGACGCCATGCTCAAGCATGACCCTCATCAGGTCTTTGGACTGCACACCCGCCGCAGCGTTGTGTGCAATCCACTCAAGCCAACTCTTGTCTATCCTCATTGCTTAGGCATGGGCTTTTGACCACGGGGCTTCATAACCGTCTTAATCATCTCGGCGCGAAGTTTCTTGTCGGCTTGGCGGTTCTGGTTTGCCAGACGAGCCTGTTCCTTTTGTCTTTCAACTTCAATGCGCTCACGCTCCAAACGGATCTTCTCCTGAGCAATTGCAAAGTCGCGCTCACTGTCCTGCTCCTTGCGTTGCAGTTCCTGAGCCCGTAGTTGCAGTTCTGCCTGCGCCATCTGAAGTTGCGGGTTCTGCGCCTGCTGTTGGGCTTGGGCTTGTTGAGCCTTGCCCATGTTGGTCTGAAGCAGTTGCTGTGCGGCCTGAGCAACCAGACGGGAGATTTGCACCTCTGCCTGCTCATCCAGTTCAGCATCGGGCGGAGTGAGAGGCACGCCCAACTGTTCTTCGACCTGTTGACGGTATGCAAAGGCCATGTGCTCTGCGACGTGAGCCATGATGGCTGCGCCCATCTGTTGTGCCATCGGAGACTGTCCAATCATCTGAGCCACCATCGGGTCTTGCATCAGCGCCATGTGGGTGGCGATGTGAGCCTGATGGTCCTGATAGATGAATGCCTTGGTTGGCTTACCGGTCAGGAACGACATGTTCTCGCTGATCGGGTCACGGGGCTTCTGATCTTCCTCGACCGGAACCAACTTCTCTGCGTTCTTGATGCCAAGAACTTCCAACATCTGCCGGTGCAGGTTGGGCAGGTCATAGATTTGAGGAGCGCCCTGGGCCAACTGGAGAGCGGCTTGGTACTGCATGATCCGCTGCGCCATCGTGGCGGCGTTTGGATCAGAGACCGGGATCACCTCAACAAGATCGTAGTCCTCCTGCTTGGCAGCACGGTCTCCTCCCACGGGGATGTAGGAGTAATCCGGCGGCATGTAGTCCCGGATAATCTGCTTCAGGAGTTTGAACTCCATCTTCAGGCTTGCATGCACGCGAGCCTGAACAGCAGACATCGTCTTGAGTTGCCGCTCAAGCAGAGCCAGCGTCGTACCAACTGGTGCTTGGGACGACATGTCGCTGAACTTCAAATCACCAATAGCCGCCAGGCGACGGCCTTCATCGGTGATCTTTTCAAGGAGAGCCGCTAGAACTTGGCTCGGCTCCTTGTACGGCAGCGGCATGATGTTGTCACGCAGCGCCCCGGAGGGAATATCTACATCTCGGAACTCGCCTGGTGCGATAGGCGTGTCGTCGCCCTTGACACGGAGACCTCTTGTTTTAAGTCCACCCGGCAGATTGCTGAGTGTGCCTGCGTCCACCAACTGGCGAATAATTGCGGTCCCTGCACGAGCATAGCCACCAACAATATGAATGAAGCCAAGGCCATAAGCACCAAAGCCAGGGATATAAGTGTACTGAACGAAGTGCTGTCGCTTGAGTTTTCGGGGGTCTCGCTCATCCCAGTTCCGTCGGATTGATAGAACCGTTGAGGTACCTCGTTCGATGGTGATGACGTAGGGGAGGCCAATACCCGTTTCTTCGCCTTCAGCATCCGTATCTTCATAGCCCTTCAGATTCCAATCAACGTGAATCTCAAGCACCTGATACCGATCATCATCGGTAAGGGTGTAGCCCTGCTCCTCTGCCTTCTTCTTCTCGATGTCCGTGAAAATTCTGACCGGCTCACCCAGTTCGGTGTGACGGTAGAAGCCAGCGGCCATCAACTTGTTGAGATCGTTCTCCGTCTTACGCATCACATGGGTGACGCGCTCTGCGGTGTAAACATTGGCAGCGCCGTAGGGAATGATCAGGTCTTCTGCCTGAATGTACGGGGCTGTCTGGCGTCCAATGGTCGGATCGTAGTAAACCTTTTTGAATGCTGCACCGGCCAGACCGAGGGAGTACAGAAGCCGCTCATGCTCGGGACGGTACTCGATCATCTCGTCTGTCAGGCGGTAGTTCATGTCATCACGGACACGTTCTGCCGCATCTTCGTTTTTGCGAGTAACTTCACCAATGATCTGAGTTTTCACCGGGCCTTGAGCCGGAAAGGTCTCGGTGATCATCTCTGACTGAAAACGAATGGCCGCTTCGGTCAGGATTGGAGAGTAAACGCCACAGGCTCCAAGCCAAGGTTCTGCTCTTTCTTCGTACTTCATGCCCAGGACTTCGAGTCCTTTGACGTACATGTCTGCCCAGTCTTTGCGGGAGTTGATGTCCGCATCTACAAGACCGATCAGTTCAGAGGCCAGACCCTGGAGGTCTCCGTCGTCCATGTATTCAGCGAGGTTGGCATCGAAGTCTTCGGCGGTTTCAGCCGCAGGCTCCAACTCAATCTCTAAACCACCCATCCCGATCTTGACAGATTCGGGATCTTCAATTTCAATCTCAACCATTGGTTCATCTCCCATCTCTTCTGGGAGAAGGGGAACCATTGCCGGGTCGATATTGGTTGCCATATAAATCCTCAGTAGTACGCAGCCCTACGGGGCTGAACGGGGGAGGAATCGTTCTCATCCGATTCCAGTTTGATCAGGCCACCTGCTCGGAAACGCAGCATGGCTTGGACTGTTGAGTCCACCAAGTCGTCGTGATCCGCATTTGGGAACGAAGCCATCTGTTCAATCACTTCCCTGGCCCATCTCCTGTCTGGAGCCCAGACCTTTCCAGAGCGAAATATATCCGCTACTGAGTTCAAACGGGCAAATTTGTCGTTAGGGATCTTCTTGGTCCCCCGGGTAGGGGTGTACTCAGAAACGATAAGCCCCATCGCCCGAAGTTCGTACACAAGCGGAGCCCCTGCCGCCTTGGCTTCGATCAGACACACGTCCGGCTCCCACTCTTTGTACATGTCAAAGGCTTTGTCCTTGAGTTCAGGGAACTCCATCCGCTTCTGAAACGCATCCAACAAGATCAAATGAGGGTCTCTTTCGTTCTCATCCTTGTGAAACACGCCCCAAGTCGTGCAAGCCGAGAAGTCGGCCCGTTCTGACTTTGTAAACGCGGTATCCCACGACTGAATGATGAACTCACATGCAGGAGGATCGTCCTTCTCCCAGACATTCCACCACTCCCTCTTGACAATCGCTCCCTCTTCGCCAGTAGGGGTCTGTTGATACTGAGCATTCCACTTGGCCGGGGGGAGTTCTTCCCTCAAAGCCTCCAATTCCGGCAAAGACCAGAACTCCGGCCACAAAGGCTTGCCAGAAGGCATGATCGCCGGGAGTTCAATCACCTCCCACTCCTCGGTTTTGTCCCGAGAAGCCGCATCCTTGATGATCCGCCCGGTCAAATCCTTCTCAGACCACCGCGTCATCACCACCACAATCGCCCCACCAGGCTGTAAACGCTGTCTTGGACCAGAGGTGTACCACTCATACACCTTGTCAAACACTTCCGGGTTCCCAGCAGCCAGTGCAGCCTCCTGTTCCGAGTGCGGATCATCAATGATCAGCAAATCCGCGCCCTTACCCGTGACCGTTCCCCCCACACCAATGGCGAAATACTCCCCATTCTTGTTAGTAGCCCACCGGCCAGCGGCTTTCGAGTCCTGCCTGAGCGAAACATCAGGAAAAACGCCCGCATACTGCTCGCTCATCACCAAGTTTCTGACCTTGCGGCCAAAGTTCACAGCCAAATCAGCCGTGTTACTCGTCTGAATCACCTTCTTATTGGGAAACCGGCCCAAAAACCACGAAGGAAGCAGATAACTCGCAAACTCAGACTTCGTATGACGGGGGGCCATGTTGATGATCAGCCTCTTAACCTTCCCATCCGCGATCTCCTCAAACTTCTTGGCCATCAAAGCATGGTGTCTCCCATGCACAAAACCCGGCCACATCGTCTTCACATAGTGCATGAACGACTTCTGACACTTCTCCCTCTCCAAAGCATCCTTGTACTCAGCCACCTGAGCCAACAAAGCCTCCTGCTCCGCCACAGGCAACCTATCAATCAACTCTTCTAACTTCATTCGATGTGCTTAAAGTTCACATACACAGGCCGAACAGACCTCCGACGGCCATCCAACCTCTTCAACGCCCCCAACTCCACCAACCTATCCACTATCTTCTTCGTATTCCCCAACCCCATCTTCCCCCGCACATACGCAATATCCCTCAACGAAGGCGCAAACCCATACTTCTTCCACCACTCATCCACCACCAAAAACACCTCCCTCTGCGCCGGACTCATACCCACCTCCAACTCACCCCTCTCCCCCCAAACACGCCTCATCTCCTTCGCCCCAACCACCACTTTTGGCCGACGAATCGCGTCTTTTCCCTTCAAAATCAACAACTTAGCACTCTGTTCTTCAACCATTTTGTGTCATCTGGTAACGTTACCACCCCACCACGAAAAATCAAGGACTTACGAGCGTTTCCTAAAGCACTTTATGTCATGTGGTAACGTTACCACCCCCACATCTATGGTACCTAAATAGAAGATGACGGGGGGGTCTTCCCATCTGAAGGGGTGGGTGTCCATCCGGGATCGTTCAAAGAGGGGTGGGGGTCTGAAGAAATGGGTTCTGAATCAGATCGTTCGGGTGGGATAGTATGCATATGTGCGCGGGACTCCGAATGCAGCGCCTGGGGGGTGGGGGCTGGGTGGGGTTCATCCTGCGCCGATTCCACAATGGCAGGGGCCGGGTTCGATTCCGCCGATAGTTCCGCCAGTAGGTCAGCCGCTTGGGTTTCCACAATGGTGGCATCGGTTGCGCCGTCGCGGATTAGACGTTTCAACTCTGCCATTA